GCGCAAACGCGAGGAGTAGCAACTAAAAAGTTAGCAGCTCCACGACGGTTACGAATAGCAATACGATTCGCTTCGACGATTATCTTAGCATAAAGATCACGATTGCGTTCGGCCATCCAACGTCCATCTGCACTAGCGGGGCTCCAGGTGCTAACACCTTTACCAGCTCCAGCGGATGCAGCAACTTGAACCATTCTCATGAGCATTTCACGGTCAATCTCAGCCTGAATTTCATACGACATAGCGTTTGTCAATTCAGTATCGATATCAATACCGTTCATGTTCTTAAGGTCTTGTTCAAGTTCAACGCTCCAACGAGCAGCGAGCCTACGAGTTCCAGCCTCAACAGCGGTCTTCTCAAAAGAGACTACCATCTGTGGGATGTTACCAGTAAGTTCATAATCTGCGAGTTTAGCTGCAATTCCTGCGTCATCAGCGACCATCTGAAGACCGTCAATGGCATTGCCATCAGCGTCTTTAAAGTCTAAATCTGAGGAGGAAGCACCTGTGAAGCGAGTGTCTAACTGCTGGTATCCAGCTTCTTTCGTGTCATTTTGACGCGGCTGGCCGTTGTTACCAGTAGTTGTTGACCCATTAGTGTGCCCGTCAATACCAGTTGAACCTAAAGATTCAGTTTCGTATTTGTAACGCATTGCAAAAGCAAGCCCTACTGGACCACTCATAGGTTGGACGCCTACGATCTCATTAGTAATTAGTTCAGGGAATGTACGACGAATCATAGGGATGAGGATTTTTGGAAGACGTGCATCGCCAGTAGCGTAGAAGTCTTGCGCGGGCGTCATTGCGCCTCCGTGACCCATGCTACTTCCGGTACCTGGTCCTCCACCACCGAATACTCCACCAGCTCCAGCTGAATTTTCTTTCAAGCACCATGACTCTTGGTTTTCCAAGAGAATAGCGGTGTTCAAACGAGAATGATCATCTGAGATTGGTTTAACGTTTTCGGAAGTGTAATCCAAAACTGGTGCCCACTTCTCAAGAAGTGTTCCAGCTCTTTCTTCATCAATATATGATTGTGCGGGTTTTACCTGTGACATATTATTAATTTCCTTACATACTCAGGCCCGTGAGGCCTCATTTAAAATTGATGTTACCATTTCTTTAGCTCACCCATGTAGTTGTTAAACAATTGTCCGTCTTGTTTGTTACTAGGCTCTACTTGCTCGATTTGGGATTCAACGCTCTCTTTGATTACAGGAGCTTGTTTTGACACTGGACGTTCAATAACTCTCTTGCCACTAGTGGCTTCTGCTTTGAGATCGTTCAGTTTAGATTTTTCATTTTTCTCGAACATGTCCAATGTGTATTGGAAGTTCTCGTTAATAAATTGCGCGGACTTGCCTTCAAGTACTTTGTACATGTGACGTCTTTTGCTAGCAGGTAGACCTTCTGTGAGCTTGTCTAATGCTAGTTCAGCGCGTTGTGCACTTAAGTTTTCTTTGAGAACTTTGTTCTCTTCAGCTAATTTAGTTGCAACAGTAGAAGCTTCATCAATTTGACGTTTGCCGTCCATAACAGCCTCACGTACTGATTCATTTGATAGAGCGTTGTCAACTGACAAGGCTTTTCTCAATCCTTCTAATACTGTTACTGCATGTTTGTTCTTGATAGCTTCTTGAATGTCTGCTACTGGTAAAGTCTCTTCAACATACAAGTCTAAGTAGTTGCTGATGTTGTCTACTAAGCCTTCTTTAAACACTTTAGCATCACCATCAATTTCACCTTTAAACTTCTCCACAAGAGCTACTAATTTTTCTGAGTGATTCTTATCGATAGCCTCTACAACCTTCTGAAGTTTGTTAGTATGATCACTATCAATAGCCTCTAGAAGCTTCTCAAGTTTAACAGCATGCTCTTCGTCTTGTTCAACTAGTGCCTTCTCAACACGTAATTGAGCTAACTCGTCTACTGATTCATGGAATGATGTTTCTAGCTCTGCTAGAGTTTCCTCTGTGAGGATTCCGTCGCCTAGATCTTTAAGTTGGTTATTAATTTGTTTTTCACTCATCTCTAAATATATTTATGTTTTTGTTAGCATTTATCTTGTTAAATAGCTTTTTTTCTATCGCCACTTTGAGGGACTCTTTTGCGGACGCATAGTTCTTGTTACCGATATCACTGATAAACTTCATGACCGGTTGGCGTTCGTTTGTGTTGGTATTGTGTTTACTCATTAGATTTTTTGTTTGATTGACTCAATAAAAGTTAAGATATTATTTTTTAAATAGTTTTGAACATCACTCTTGGGCATGTTTGCTAGACCAGCTTCAAACTTATCATATGCTTCTACATACGTACCAGATTGATTGAGGATAAATTGTTTGCTCTCTAGAATACCGTTGACGAATGCTTCACCAAAACTAGGATCAGCCACACAATCGATAGCTACTAAGCGCATGTCCTGTACGTGATTTTCTCCAGAATTGTCTTCTGATTGAACTAATTTGCCTAAACTCCTGGTGCTCATACCAACACTACAACCGTCATTGATCAGTGATTTAACAATTGTTCCTGTTGGAGTGCTCAACACCTTAGATTTTCCGATGTATACGCCTTTGTTATGAGGACATGCATTCAATTCTGTTACCATGTGACAAGCCCTTTCAAGATCTACATCAGCACTAGTTGGATGATTTAGTTCTCCTAAGGCTCTCTTGGTGTTAATCATTTGCTCTGTGTATCTCTTGACCTCGTTGTGCATCTCTTTCTCACAGTAGATTCTACCATTCTTATTAGATGCTCCTGCCATGGCGTATGGTCCTTTGATATAAACATTCTGTTCACCTTTGCCATTACGTTCTTCAATAATGTATTCAAAATCACTCGGATCTGTCGTCTCTATTAATAGGTTAGCGTGCATATGATTCTAATTACTTATCTCAAAAACTAGAAATTCTACTATTATCTGGTGAATAATGTAAAATCTTTTTCAGTCACTAGTTGAAAAATGTAACCGTTTTTATCAGCCCATTTCATTGCTGCCTGCCATTTAGCTTGATTGACACCCCATGTGGCTGCTTCATGTACCAATGTGGTTCGTTTTTTCTTTCCTGTTGGTACAGGTGGCTTTGTTTGTTTGTATGGCTTGATCTCAATGAGATACTTAACTACCTTTGTACCTTCTTGTATGTGCACCACGTTATCAACAAAGTACCGGTGCATCTTACCATCTACTGGCGATATATAGGGCACGCATACTGACTCACTAGACCATTTCAACACAGTAGGGTTTATGTCACACCATTTAAAAAATTTTAATTCCCAGCTGCTTAGGTATCTAGGATATTTAGACCCATCATATTTTTCACTATGTACTGGTTTGTATATACCTTGTCTGAATTTAGTGAATTTTTTATAAGGTTTCTTCTTCATTTCCGGTACACTTCAGCATGACCTTCATATATCATAGCATCATTAATACTATCTTCAAAATCAGCCTCATATAATATACCTACACACCTACCATATTTTCCTTTGTCCATAGATTGTAGATACAATTGACCTCTTTGATGATCCACTATACCTTGTAAAAATTCTTTCGCCGCATAACCTCTAACTTTCTCTGCCTTGTCTCTAGTACGTGTTTCTGGGCAATCTATTCCATGTAATCTTATTCTCTTTTTAAGATCTACATCAAAACCTAAGTGTACTATAGCATCAACAGTATCACCATCGACAACTCGAGTGACTGTTATTTTGTATATATAATCCATATGATTAACCAACAAAAAACATTGGAGGCTCACCGTCACCAAATCCAGGAACACCTTCATATAGCTTGGTCTCGAGCTCCTTCTTGTCAGTGTTACCCTCGCTTAACAATTCATTGTAATTAGGAGAACCACCACCGAATAAATTCGTTCCGGAATATTTACCACGTACTCGAGCGATCACTATCTTAGTTAACGCTAATGCATATTGATATACCCATGCTTCAGACACCAGTTCACATACCGGTCTTTCAACGTATGCACCTATAAGACCATAGAACTGTGTGCGTCTGTTACCTCTGTTAGGTTCAGGTGTTAGGTAGAGTGTTTGTTTTCTGTCATCAAATCTGCAATAGTAGTCTTGTGATAGCATTTTTCTTCTGTCTTCTAACCAATTCTTCATTGTGTACCAACTTACTAGATCAAATCCGTACTTACCTAACGCATAACTAAAATATGTCTGTTGTGCTAATGTTTGTTCTATTGTGAATAAAGTGTTTATACCAGTAGATGTACCTTCTTCGAATGCGAAAATGTCTATAACCTTTCTGTAACTGTCAGTTAGATAGTCATATCCTTTCATGTTAGGAGCCGGTTTAGCTAGTTTCTCATTCAATTGATCGCGTTGAGATTCATCAGGCCGACTACTAGTACGTGATCCATGAGATTTACGAGTTTTAGTCCCTTCCCATTGAGATTCCCCATCTGGATATCCTTTATAATTTACAGCCATGTCAATCGGACCACC